TACAAGATCATGGCAAAGAATTCGGATGCCGACGACCAGACCGTCATCCCATTCATTCCCAATGCAGCCCAGCGCAGATTGATGTCTCGCCTATGGCACAGAAATATTATTTGCAAGGCCCGTCAATTGGGCTTCACCACGCTTGTTGCAATTCTCTGGCTGGACCATGCGCTGTTCAATGCCGATCAGCGCTGCGCCATCATTGCCCAAGACAAAGACGCTGCTGAAAACATCTTCAGGGACAAGGTAAAACTGGCCTACGAGCGCTTGCCAGAAGCAATGCGTGCTGATATGCCACTGGCGCGAGATAGCGCCTCTGAGCTTCTTTTTGCGCACAACAACAGCAGTGTGAGGGTGGCGACAAGCGTCCGGTCAGGCACACTGAACCGGCTTCATGTTTCTGAGTACGGCAAGATTTGCGCCAAGTACCCAGACAAGGCGGTCGAAGTGGCAACCGGCTCGCTGCCAGCCGTTCCGCTTGATGGTGTTTGCATCATTGAGTCAACCGCAGAGGGTGCTGAAGGAGACTTCTACGAAAAAACCAAACGGGCCATTGAGCTTGATCAGTCTGGCGTGAAGCTGACGCAGAAGGATTTCAGGCTGCATGCCTACTTTTGGTGGATGGAGCCGGGTTACAGAATTGAGACAGACGTTATTCTGACAAGTAGCGACCGCGAGTATTTCGACACGGTTGAGAATCAAACAGGCACAACGCTGGACCGGCAGCAGCGCAATTGGTACGTCAGCACGCGAGACAGCGAGTTTGGCGGCGACCCCGAGAAGATGTGGGCTGAATATCCAAGCACGATTACCGAGCCGTTTCAGGTGAGCACCGAAGGAACGTATTACGCAGTGCAACTGGCTGCGATGCGCAAAGAAGGCCGCTTGTGCCATGTCCCGCATGTTGTTGGCATTCCTGTGAATACGTTTTGGGACATTGGCAACAGCGACGGCACAGCAGTCTGGTTTCACCAGCGCATTGGCTTTGAGGACCGCTTCATCAACTTCATTGAAGGCTGGGGCGAGAGCTACAGCTACTACGTTCGCCAAATGCAGGCCATGGGCTACGTTTGGGGTACGCACTACCTACCGCACGATGCAGCGCACAAACGCCAGCAAGGGCACAAGGTGGCCTCGCCAGAGGATGAATTGCGCGAAATGGACGTCGGCGGCAACTGGGAGATTGTCCCAGTCGTGGACGAAGTGATTCATGGCATTCAAAAGACACGCGACAAGTTCGGCTCGATGTTCTTCGACCAAGAGAAGTGCGCTCTTGGCATTGCGCACTTGAGCAACTACCGAAAGACGTGGGACAAGCAACGCGGAGCCTGGAAGATTCACACGCCATCCAAGATCGACGGGCATTCTGAAGCGGCTGACGCACTGCGCCAGTTTGCGCAAGGTTATCAAGCGCCAAGGCTGATTGAAGGCAAGGCAAAAACACAACGCAACTGGAGAGTGTCATAGATGAGCAGCATATTGGGCGCAACCGGCCAGAACTGGGTTGAATGTGGCGGTGAACGATCTTGGGAGCAGCGCATCAAGGGCGACATTTGCGTGTCCTATCAGTGGCTGCACGCTGGCAAGAAGGAGCCGCAAGCCTGCATGGTGCTGTTTCCGACTGTGCCCAAGCTCGACGGCGGCGCTTACGCAATACCGCAGGACAACGCCTACGAGTATGGCGACACCAAAGGCAACCCAACGCCTTACCTTCTGACGGCGGCAATGAATGCAGCGACAAGCATGGGGTTCTTTGCCGATCAGTCAACAGTCTTCAGGATTGTGGACATCATCATTGAAGGATTGCCTGACCTGATCCGAATGCCAAGCGACCAGCCTGGCCATCTTGACATGAAGCGTGCCAATCTTGGGATTGAAGCAACAGCCAAGGTCAATGGCCGCGTTATGTATGAGGAGTTGATCTAATGTTCGGCCCATCAAACGACGATCCTGTTGACGTTGGCTCACTTCCAGAACGTCAAGTCATCAACCCGGAATCGCTGCCGGATGACGACACCAGCAAGCGACACGCCACACTGATGACCGCGCTTAAGGACGAGCGTGACTTGCAAGGTGAAGAGCGCATCCAGATGGCCATCGACAACGATTACTACGATCACTTGCACTGGCGCGAAGAGGATGCACAGATTCTGATGGACCGTGGGCAAGCGCCATTGGTGTTCAACGAGTCACGCCAGACCATTGATTGGGTGTGTGGTGTGCAAAAGCGAATGCGAATGGATGAGCACATCCTGCCACGCGAACAAGCTGACCAGCAAAGCGCAGAAATCAAGAGCAAGGTGTTCAAGTACGTCAGCGATGCCAACCTGTCACAGTGGCATGAGTCAAAGGCCTACAAACAGGCTGTGCTTGGCGGATTGGGATGGCTTGAAGAGGGCATCAACACCGACCCTGGCGCATCCTTGATCTATTCAGGGTCTGAAGATTGGCGCAACGTGTACAGGGACTCACGCTCGCGTGACTTTGACCTGAAAGATGCGCGATACATGTTCCGGCGCAAACAGACAGACCTTGATTATGCGATTGCATTGCTGCCAAAAGCACGGCAGCACTTGGTGCAGCAGGCTGGCATTTCTGACGATCACGGCGCATCCAATGGCGATGATGTGTGGTACTTGGGTGAACGCCTGACTGGATCTACCGATTTAAGCAATGGAAACTTGCTGGCCGGGCGCTTTCGTGATCGTTCTGCCTATATCGGCGGCTCCGAGGTCAAGGACAGCGGTAGGCGTTTGTCTGTGAACCTGATTGAGTGCTGGTATCGCGTGCCAGAGGCTATTCGGGTGTTTGCCAGCGGTCCACAGCGCGGCAAGGAGTTCGACCCAAAGAACACAGGCCATCAGCAACTTCAGGCTGACCGTTGGGCGATGTATCCAGCGGTGACACATCGCATGCGCGTGATGATCGCCACAGAAGCGGCTCCATTGTGGGACGGCAAGAGCCCACTGAGGCATCAAAACTTTTTGCTTGTGCCGATTTGGGGTTATCGGCGTGGCCGAGACGGGCTTTGCTACGGACTGATGCGAGGCATGCGTGATCTGAACGACGACATCAACAAGCGTGCGTCAAAAGCCATCTATGCGGCATCAAGCAACCGCATGATTTTCAAGAAGGGCGCTTTTCGTGACATTGAACTAGCCCGCCAAGAGGCTGCACGTCCTGATATGGCGCTTGAAGTGTCACACCTTGACGATGTTCGCTTCGAGAAGCCAACTGCCGACATGGCGGCGAACCTTGAATTGCTGGCGTTTGATCGTGAAATGCTGCGCAACGCGGGCGGCGTGACGGATGCGAACCTTGGACGTGACTCAAACGCCATTTCAGGCAAGGCCATTGGCTTGCAGCAGGATCAGGGCTCACTGGTGGTAAGTGAATTGCCGGATAACTTGCGACTGGCTAAACAAATGGCCGGCCGCTTGCGTTTGAGTCACATCGAGCAGTTTATGACCGAGAAGCAAGTTATCCGCATCGTTGGTGAAGGACAGCCAATCCAGTGGGTGACTGTCAACGACCCGCAAGAGGATGGCTCTGTGCTGAATGACATTGCCAGCAACGAGGCTGACTACATCATTGGAGAGCGCGACTACCGAGAAACCTACGCCCAGGCCGCGATGGAACAGATGATGGAGCTGCTTGGCAAGATTGCCACGTATGCGCCACAGGTGGTCATGAATGTGCTTGATTTAGTTATTGATTCGGCTGAAATCAAGAGCAAGGATGAGTGGGTAGCCCGCATTCGCAAACTAAACGGACAGCGTGACCCGACCAAAGCACCAACACCTGAAGAACAGCAAGCCATGGCGCAGGGCGAGCAAGAGGCACAGGCGCAAAAGCAGTTGCAAATGGACACGATGCAAGCCAGCCTGGACAAGTTGCGCAAGGAAGTGGAAAAACTCGATACAGAAGCCATGCTCAAACGGGTTGAGTCGATGTTCAGCGCATTGCAGGCGGCGCAGATTGTGGCGCTCAACCCAACCATTGCGCCTGTGGCCGACACGATTGCATCTGGCGCTGGATTCAAGGACCAAGGCGGTCAAGACCCCAACATTCCGCAGCCTCAAGTGTCACAAGTGACACCGCCTATGCCTCAGATTCAACAAGAGCAGGGAATCGACCCGGCCATGGTCCCGCAAGCACCACCAGAGAGCGCAACTGGGCGCGAAGGTATGCAGCAGGGCATTGAAACGATGACAGGCTCAGATAACGGGCCAATGATTTAACCCACCACGAAAGAGAAAACCATGACACTCGACATCAATGAAACCGACCTCGCCACCCTCAACGCGCAAGGCTACACCGAGCAGGACTTGAGCATGTTAGCCAAGTCTGAGATTGCTGCTTTGCTGGACGTTCCAGCGGACGAGAGTGTCACAAGTGACACTGATCCGCATGCCAGCGCAGCCGCAGAGCAAGAGGCAGCAGTAGCCATCGCAACAACGTCAGAGCAAGCCGTGGCAACCGAGCAGGAAAAGCCAGCACCGTTTGTGCCGCAGTACAGCGCTGAAGTTCCTGCCGATGCAAAAGAACAAATTGCAGCACTGACAACCGAAGAGCGCGAAGCCTTCAAAATGCTGATGTCTGGTGAAATTGAGGCTGATGCATATCAGGAGATCCGCGAGCGCACCGAAGCCGCCAAGGACGAACTCAAGACTCAAGCGCTGACGGCCAGCATTTTCGAGAAGGCCAACGCCCAGGCGGCAGAACAGACGGCACGCGCTGAATGGAACAGGTCAGAAGCACAGGCATTCACCAGTTTCAAGTCTGAAGGGCTGGACTACAAAGCTAAACCGGCGCTGCTGGCTGCGTACAACACAAACTTGCGGGCACTTGGTGCTGACCCAAAGAATGAGAACCGCGATGCTGCCTGGTTTCTGACCGAAGCGCACCGAATGACCAAGGATGATTTGGGTTTTCAGCCAGTTGCAAAAAAAGTAGCGCCAACTACCCGCAATGGGGTTGACCAAACAGAATTACCTCCGACACTTCGCTCAGTACCTGTTGCTGCGACCGGTGCAGTCAATGCCGATGAGTTTGCGCACATGCGCAATTTGGAAGGCCTTGCACTGGAACGAGCGCATGCAGCACTGACAAACGACCAACGTGATCGGTGGATGGCAGAGTGATGAAGGAGCATACATGGTTTGGTGAAATACGCCCAGGCGAGTCAATTGCCATTGGCGATGACATCAAACTGCGTATTGAAGAGAAATCGGGACAGCGTGCCCGGATTCGCCTCGACTTCGCAAGGCCAACGACCGTCCACAAAGTTTCTCCAGCAATGGCGAACTTTGCCAAGATTGGCGTGAAGCAGTGAACGGGTAGGAAAGGCTTAACGGGAGCCTCAATCTCGTCGTAATGGCCGCGCAGTAGTGCAGCCCTGTGGAAATCTAAACAGGAGCACTATATGCAGACCAAGTTCGGGGTCAATGACCCGCAAGAAGTAAAGAAATGGGGTACGGACCTCGCAGTTGCCATCAACCGCGAGTCGTACTTTTCGTCATCCATGGCCAGCGAGAGCAAACGCGCTCGCACGCCAATTCAGGTCATCACCGATCTGGAAAAGGATGCAGGCCTGGAAGTCACAGTTGATCTGTTGATGCCCATGAGCATGGAGCCTGTGGTTCAGGCCAAGCTAGAAGGTCGCGGCGCACCGCTGAAGTATTTCACCGACAAACTTCGCATCGACCAAGTGCGCGGCGCGGTGGGTGCTGGCGACCGTGTGACATCGAAGGCTACGCTGCGCAACCTGCGTGAAGATGCCAAGATCGTCATGAAAGACTGGTGGGCTCGCCTGCAAGACGAGTTGCACTTCATCTATTTGTCGGGTGGCTTTGGCAACTATGGCGGCACAGGCTACCTGTGGACCTCGACCAATGCGATGTTCACCGTGAATGCCATCACTGCACCGGACACCATGCACTTGATGTACGGCGGCAATGCCACAGCCAAGAGCGATGTTGGAACAGATGACGGCTTTGACCTTCGTTTGATCGACCGCGCAGTGGCTAAGGCCGAAACCATGGGCGGCGACGGCACCAACGAGTTGTCAATGGTCCCGGTAAATGTGGACGGCAAGAAGTGCTATGTGGTTCTGTGTCACACATTCCAGTACGACGCAATGAAGGCCAACGCTGCGACTGGTCAATGGCTTGACATTCAGAAGGCCGCTGCCGCTGCGTCTGGCTCCAATGCCTTGCTGTTCAAGAACAGTGGCGGCATGTACGCTGACTGCGTGATTCACAAGCATCGCAACGTGATGCGCTTCAACGACTACGGCGGCGGCTCTGTCAAGGCAGCCCGCGCCCTGTTCTTGGGCTCGCAAGCTGGCGAACTGGCTTATGGCTCAAGTGGCGGCATGGGGACACGTTACCGCTGGACCGAGGTGATGACTGACCATGAGGATCAGGTCGAAATCGGTACGCATTGCATCATGGGCGTGAAGAAATCCACGTACAAGAGCAAAGACGGCGCTGTGACCCGTGACTTTGGCGTGATCGCCTTGGACACGTACTGCGCTGACGTGGCCTAAAGATTGATTGGGGCTCCGGCCCCTTTCACCATCAACTCAATTCCATAGGAGCCCTATCGTGGCAAAGACTCAAACCAAATGCTTCACCAATGCGAAGCCCCTGTACCTCCCCAGCGAAGCCGGTCCCGAGTGGACAACGGTGGATGTGGAGTTTTCCTCAACCGCATACGCTGCCAATGACTACATTCAGCTTTGCACAATTCCAGAAGGGTACAAGTGCCTTGACTGGGCGCTTGTTTTCCCGGACATCGACACCGGCACAGCAGCCATCGCATGGTCGCTTGGCGTATCGAATGCCACGCTGGCCATTCCGGTATCAACCGACATTGGCTCTGAAGTGTGGGGATCTGCACTCACCGCAGGCCAAAGCACGGCCATTGTGCGCAACACAACCAGTGTTTGCGCCCAGGGCCAAGTCAAGGCGACCACATTGCTGTCTGGCGACCGCGAGATTGTGCTCAAGTGCACCACGATTGCGGCGACCTATGCCGGATCGGGCAAGGTCGGGCAACTGTTGATGTTGCTGCAAGGCTGATTCTCCAGTGGGGTGGTTTTGGGGTAGTCATCACTGGCTACCCCTTTTTTGAATTCAAGGAGATTTGCATGGCACTCGTTCAGGCCTACCGGCGCAGCAAGACCTATGTTCACCAGTTCACCGATGTCGAACTGGTGTTTGAGCCCAACGACAAGGGCGATGTGGTGTGTGATGTAGCGCCAATGTCTGCAATTCTGACTGCCAAAGTTGAAAAAGTGCCAAGCGCACTGGAACAAGTGACAATTTCTGAGCCTGATTCACCCTACATTTTGCGCGATGACGAGGCTGGAACTGTGCTTGATTTGCGGCCTATGTCGGATGCCGAATTGCATGCCTTCGCGCACGCCAACGGCATCAAGGTTCACCACAACGCCAAGTGCGACACGATCCGCGACAAGATCGTTGAATTTTTCCAGTCGGAGGTTTAAGCCATGGCAAGCACCATTCTCGTGAAAGATGCCATCTGGCGCATCAGTTCTCTTCTCCAGGATGTCAGCCCGCAGTTCACACGCTGGCCTGAAATTGAGATTGTCAATTGGCTCAATGATGCCCATCTGGCCATTTCAAAGTTCCTGCCTGCTTCAAACTCGCGCATTGATGCCATCAAGCTGAAAACTGGCACGCGCCAGAGCATTGAATCCATTGCAGCAGCCGATTGCAAGCCGGGTGACGGGTCAACGCCATCACAAGCCATCCTTGGGACGCAAGTTTTGGATGTCATTCGAAACATGGGTGCAGACGGCGCGACACCTGGAAAGAGCATCAGGATTTTGACTGATGGGCGAGAAGTGCTTGACTCTCAAAAGCCGACATGGCACACCATCACCGGCACAGAGATTCAGAATTACATGCACGATCCCCGGATTCCGCGCTATTTCTACGTGTCGCCTGGCGTGCCAGCAACGCCTGCCATGTGGGCAGAGGTGGCTTATACGGCGCAGCCACTGACGATCCCGAATACTGGAACTGCTGGGTCTGAGCTTTACCTTGCATCCGGCAGCAGCACGACAAAGATCAGCGTCAACGATGAACACATTGATGATCTGGTTAACTACGTATGCGCTCGGGCCTTCATGAAGGATGCGGAGTTTGCAGCAAATGGGCCATTGGCAGCCAATTACACGGCGCTGTTCTCAAATTCTCTGAATGCCAAAGTGACAGCGCTCACTGGCAACAATCCAAACCTTCAGCGCCTGCCTTTTGCACCTGAACCAATGGGTGCTGCATCGTGAATCTGTCCGACTTCCTGCCATACGTTCTGCCATATGCCAAGGGATGCCCTGAAATCATCGTTGAACTGAATGTTCGACTGGCAGTGATCGAGTTGTGTCAGAAGTCAATGGTATGGAGGGAGTACCAAGACAAAATCAACACAGTCGCTCTTCAAACGGCTTATGAGTTTGACATCACATCGGACATGCAGGTTTGCTCATTCATCAGCCTTACATTTGGAGAGGACACCCTCTACCCGATATCGGCAGATGATGGCAAAGAGCTTGATGCAGCCGGATGCATTGAGCCATATGTTTACGGAACATTCACTGGATTTGAGTTGCGACCTGCGCAAGAAGCAGGATTGCCAATCGTGACCTATTGCGCACTGGCACCAAGCCTGTCGGCAATAACCATTCCTGATTCGTTCAGCCAATACGCAGAGGCCATCGCGCAAGGTGCGCTGTCGCGCATTCTGGTGTCAAAGGGGCGTGACTATTTCGACATTGCAGGCGCATCAATCGCAAAATCCGCTTGGAACGAGGCCATTGCCGATGCTGCAACGGATGCGCTAAAGGGATTTGCAAGGTCAACCGTCAGAACATCAAAAGTGTGGTTTTAGTCAAAAAATGATCAAGATCACCAACTTTACCGGCGAGCTGCCGCGCGTGTCGGCCCGGGCATTGGGCGAGGCTGCCCAGACCAACCGCAACCTGCTGGCGACCAGCACCGAGTTCCGACCCCTGCTGGATGATGCAACCGTCACCACAGCA